GCATAACCGTCAACATAAATCTTCATAGCACCGTTCAATGTACCAACAAACTTAGTGTTTGTAGGAGCTTCAAAAGTACCTTCTGTTGTACGAGCAAATGCTGAAGTTGTAGCACTTTGTAGTACTGTTAATGCAGCTGGACTAACAACTGCCCAGTTACCAGCACCACGACGTGTGCGCTGAGCGATCAAGTTAGCAGTACGGTTGACTAGAACTGCTAATGCGGCATGCTCATCACCAACGAATGTAGCTGTACCAGAAACAGCAGACTGGTCAAATGTGTAGTCTGTTGCAGCCAAGGCACGTAAAGAGCCTAGGATTTCTTGGTCGATTTCAACTGTGATTTCTTGTGCTAAAGCAGCCATAATTTCAGCTTCAACATCTAAACCGTGCATAGACTGTGCGTCTTGAGCGGCTTCAAATGTCCAACGAGCTGACAACTTACGTGTCTTAGCTTCAACAACTTGTTTCAAGATTTGAACGTTGATCTTGTTACCAGCTACGCCTTCTAATGCGGCTGTGCTAGTAGCTTGACCAGTTGCGTTGCTACCTGAGTAAGCAACAGCAATCTTGAACGGGCTTAGTGCTTCATCACCAGCGGCAGTACTTGTAGCGTATGAGCTTGAATCTGTAACAGAATCAGCATAACGTACACGTAATGTGTGGATTTGAGCAACTGGGCCAGTCATTGGTTGTACACCAACGATTTCGTTAGCGATAACTGTAGGCATAACACGACGGATAACTGGTAGAATAACACGGTTAAGTGTTGCTACGTTACCTGCTTGTGTTGAACCTGTTGTTGCGTTTTCAGCTAACATTTTACGAGTGTTTTCTAAGATTACACCCATTGTAGTTCTTTTAGAACCATTTAAGCCTTCTAGCAGAGCGTCTTTGGTTTCGCCCCAACGGCTTTCTAATAATGCTTGTGTCATTTTCTTTTTCCTTTAAGGGTTAAGTCACTTAAGCCCTGCTAAACGTTTGATTTCATAGACATTAGAACCTTCTTCTGTCTGTGCAACTTCAACGGCAGTTTTAGCAGTTTTATCACCAGTTACTGTTGTACGACTTTCTGTTAATACTGTAGCTTTTGGAGCTACTGTAACAACAGAAGAATTGTTCAACACGGCTGGTAGATACTTCTCATATGCAGATTGTAACTTATCTGTCTGCACTGATTCGAGTAGGTCACGCATGATTGCTGACTTCTCTTTATTCAAAGGTTTTAACATTTCGCTAAGTTTATCTTTGCGTTCTGCGGATTCCTTTATAATACGTATTTCTTTTTCTTTTGTCTCAACTAGAGCTTGCTTGTCTTCAATTGCTGATACTGCTTCAGACAATTTATCAGTTACTTTAGCTACAGTAGCTTGTAACTCGCGAATCTGCTTGTTCTCATTTAAATGAGTACCAGCGAATTCGGTAGCAAATGCTTCAAATAGACGACGACCAAACATGTTCTCGCGAGCAATTTGGATATCTTCTTTTAGTTGAGTCAGTTCTGACTCTAACGAACTGGTTACGGCCTCTTTAACAGCTTCAGCAGACTGTTTAACAAATTTGGCTTGTAGTTCGGCTAGTTTAGCTTTACCTTCAGCAACTAAACGAACTTTAGTTTCCACTACAGCACGTTTGTCGTTTTCAAATTCTTTAATTTCTTCTGCTAAGGCGCGGATTGTAAACTGTTCAAGTTTGCTAATAGCATTCTCGTACGTCTTACGATCAGCACGTAGTTCTTTAATTTCTTCTGATAATTTTGTTACCATGAAATTGTTGAACTTGCCTGCGCTTTCAACCATGTGTGTTTTAAACTTAACACGGTCTTCAGCTAATTGTTGTTTTTCGTCTGCGAACTCTTGTAGTTCAACAGTGAGAGACTCAGTTACCATTTTGTCCAGAGCTTCAACCATAACTTGTTTGTCATGTGAATAACGTTGTGCGAATTCTTCACGTAATTCAGCACGTACTTGTTCCTTGGCTTCAGAAAGACGAGCTTCCCAAGCTTCGGAAATAGCAGTACGAGTTTCCTCGTTAATAATTCCGTTATCCAACAATGGTTTGATAGCATCTAACATTGGATATTTCTCCTATAGTTTTAATTCTTTGATTAAGGCTGTAATGCCTTGTTTCAGGTACTTCTGTACTTTTTGATCTTGAGCGGCTTCACTTGCCGTTTCAAATACCTTAGCACCACCACGCATATTCATCAAGCCTTCATAGATGGCTTTAGGATAAGCATGAGGGGCACTGGGTTGGGCCACAATGTCCACGGTAATGATTTCAAAACCACTAACATGTCCACTACTTTCGTTTACTTCACCTGACCCACGTGAGCTAACACCTAGCTTGACGCCGGATGTAATCATAGCTTTTGCTAGTTCGCCCATTGGGGTAGGTAATACTTTTAATTTTCCGTAACCACAAGGACCGTCCATCCACATTTTAGTAATCATGTGACTTACACGGTCTAAGTTGATTTTTAAATCATCTGGGTGATCTATTTCGCCTAAGACGCTATAGCCACCTGATAGTTGTTCGTTGATAGAGGAAACAGCCTTTTCAATTTCGTGAACGGGATAAACACGTTGGTTAGCGTTTTTAACGCCTCCCTCTATGAATATCCCTTCCATATAGAGATCCTTACCATTTCCGGCTGCGTTATCTTCGGTAATAACCTTGATGTTCGCACGGTCAAATGTTAGGTTCTCAGCTAGGTACAAAGCCATTTTATGTTCCCTATCTTATTACTTCTTACCAGAGTTCGGTACTAGCGTACTCTTAGTATTTTTTTCGCCTTGCTTTTCGCTCTTAGCACCTGTACCGGTCATTTTACCAGTTGGGTTACCTTGGCTATCGCCACCTTTTTCGTAACTGTCACCAGTTGACTTAGGTGTACCAGCTTTACCACCTGGAACATTTACGTTACCAGATTTGATTTCGCCTTGGCCTTTGTTGTATTCGTTACTTGCTTTTGTTGGACTTGTACCATCTTGGTTAGCTGTTTGGCCACCAGTTTTAACTGGGTTACCACCAAAGTCTGGACCATCTTGCTTACCTGTGTACTTTGTGTTTACAGAAGTCTTTTTACCGGCTGCGCCAACTGCGTCGCCTTCATTAGCATCACCTGCTCCACCGTAGATATCACCAATGCGGTCAACATATTCGCGCATTAATTCAGAAGTAGATCTGTTAGTACGAGATTCTTCAGTCTTTTTCTTGTCATCTTTTTTAGCAAAAGGATTACCTTTAGACTCTTCTTCCTCTTCTTCGTCGTCTTCTTCTTCAGCGGCTTCCATCATTGCTGGATCTTGTGCGTCCATTCCCATTTCTGGAGCTGGTTTTTCAGCTGGCTCGCCCATGATTTCGTCAAACTTAGCTAATAGCTCGTCTAACTTAGCATCAATATTCATTACTTGGTCTTCGATTTCAGCATGTTCTGGGCCATCTTCTGTACCTGTATTTGCTGGGAAATCACCTTCTGGTGCGCCATCTTGATCGTCATCACTATCAAGACTAAATTCGTCTTCTGGCTGATCTTCTTCTTCGCCCATTGCTTCTTCATCGGCTTGAACTTCGTCAACCATGCTTTCAACATTGTCGTGACCTTGTACTGTTTCTTCCATAGACTCTTCGTCCATGATAGATTCATAAATGTCGCGGGATTTTTCTACTACGATATCGTGAAATAATTCACGAGCTTTTTGATCTTCATCATTAATGATGTATTCAATTAATTTCTCAAACTTGTTCATATGAACTCCTTATAAAGTGGCTTTGTAATGTTATTTACACAAAACTACGTATATAAAGGTTAAATGGGTATATTTTGAAGGATTTTAAAGGAATAACTAGCGATTTACTAGTTTTTACATTGGACCAGCTTCTGGGGCCGGTGCGTATTGTTTTGCTACTGCTTCTAATTTCTTTTCGTGTTCTAGTTTACGAACATCATGTGATTGTCTAAGCTGATTTAAATGTGCTAAAGTCAAACGTGTCTTACGGCTGTCAGACATCCGAAGCGTACTTTGGTCCGCTTTTTCATCCTGATAACCTTCTGGTGCTGGGTCAAATAATTCTGCTATAAACATAGTACTATTTAACCTTTTTTAAATTAAAGTGCTGGCGTTGCGCCAACTGCACCTGCGGCTCCCGGAGCAACAGATTCCGGAGCACCACCTACACCACCGTCTTCAGCGCCTACGTCTGGAGCCAGTCCTTCTAAGTCAGCATCAATGCCGCCTGGGCTAATGCCCACGCTACGTGGGTTTGCAGCACCGGGTTTTGATAATTCATTATCGCCACGCTCTTCGGCCCACATTGTTTCATTTTCGCTAATTTCTTGCTCGGTCATTCCCAAATAACGTTTCATTAAGAAACGTTTGCTTAAAAACGCATATGGTTCTAGCTGTGTAAATGTACCAATACGTGCGGCATCAATGTCTGCTTGACGATATTGGGCAAAGTTTTGTGGCTCATTGAATGACAATTCAAACAAACTACTATCAATGTTGAAACCTCTCCAACGCATAAACAATTTAAACTCTGCGTCTAACTTGTCAGCAATTAAACTTTGTAAACGTTGGCAATATTGATTAAAGCGCCATTCTTGTATCAGTGCTGTACCAACACGACCGTCTGTATAGGCAGCTGTGCCATCTTCTGCTGTGGTAGGCAAATAGCTACTTGGAATACGCAAACCACGGAACAACTTGTTGGTAAAGAAGCGCAAGTCTGTAATTTCACCCAGGTTAGCGCCACCCGGTAACACATCAACGCTACTTCCACGTCCGTCTGCTGTAGTTGGGAAGAAGTAATCTTCGTTTGTACTTAACGGATTGTATGTAGCATCCATCATATTGCCTTGTCCGTTACCTGTTTGTGTAGGAATACGGCGTTGGTGAATTTCATTTTTAATGCGTTCAACAAATGCCATGGCCATATGACTTGGCATGTTGCCCACATCAATCTTAAAGATACGACGTTCCGGAGCACGTTGTACACGATATATAATGATACTATCTTCTAACAGCTCTTTTTGTTTGAATACTTTAAAGATGTTTTCTAATACTGAGTTACCAAATGGCCAATATACATCTAGGCCTTCAGTTAACGATACATGAATTACGTGTTCGGCATTGATAGCCGCTTCGTTCTTGGCATGGCTAAAACGGCTACCACCACCAAACGGGCTTTGTGGTTGTGTATAGCTACCACTTGGACCACCAACCTGTGGGTGATTCATATAAGTGTCTGTTGTAGCCACTGCTGTAACTGTTAAGTTTTGAAAGTTAGGGTTTAAATCTTTGATCAAATACTGTTCGGGCTTTTTACCTTCGCCTTCGTTAACAATAACTTTGGTAACCTTAGACATTTCTGTCCAGTATAGTTTAAAGTTTTCTGGGTCACGGATAAACACCTGATCACCATATTTGAATACATTACGTACAATTTTAAAGATACGTTTGTTAAATTCGTTGAGTGCTACCCATTGTTGTAGCTGTTCTTTAATAATCTTAACTTCGTTGTCGCTTGGTGTGTCTTTAAACTTAACAGTAAACGCTGTGTGATTTTCAACATTCTTTTGAGTACAGAATTCTGCCAAAATATCTAATGCGGCATTTACTTCTGAATCCATGTCCATTTGTTCATATTGATTGTAACGCTCAACACGATTTGGTTGCCCTGTATAAACTTCAGGCAACTGACTCTGATAATTGCGATATCCAGGATCAGGCGCACGACCGCCGCCTAAGGGACTAATGTTGCTAGGTAAGTTACTAGTTTTAAAGTATTTTTTCCAACCGGCCATAGATGTTCTCTGTTATGCTATATTTACCGTATGTTATGCGGTAGCTTGTAAGATCTTTTTCGAATAATCTCGATTATCTTTAGATACCTCAACCAATTCTTTCATATTTCGATTAAGTTCAGCAAACACCGCACTTGTACTTGCTGTAGATGTTGCTACACCCGCACCCGAAATAATCTCCGGACCAGATTCGCCAACAATGGTAGTGTCATTGGCTCCCATTTGTCCACCAAATTTCTTGGCTTCTAAGTGAATATGACGACCGGTTGCGCCTGGGTTAGCTAATATACCAGACGCTCCCAATCCCCCGGGGACAGCAGAAATTGAATCCAACCATTCTTGATCATTTGGCTTGGATTCCGCAAATACTTTAACAGCACCTGCTGATTTAATTTGCATTACCAAGTCCGAAATAGCTTTTGCTGACATAGGTTGACCGTCAAGACCCATAATAGAAACATCTGCGCCTTTACCTTGTCCGTGTGCTCCAGTATCCCCGGCTCGAT